CGTCGAGCTTCTCCATCACGTCAGCTTTAGTGTCAGCATAAAGCGCTGAGTTGTCAAGCCTTGTCTGTGGCCATGCACCTTGAGCTTTAAAGATGCTCAAGTCAATCTCACCTTGGTCTGTGCATGTAGCCTTGTAGCGCCCCATGTAGAGGTGGGGCTTGTCAGTCTCTACCCAAGTGAAACACCGCTCACAGTAAATATATTTCTCTAAATAGGAAGTCACTTCCTATTTGTCCTCATATCGGCTGAGCTCCCTAGTCAGGTACCACAGCGCCTTCTGCAAGTCCTCACGCGCATCACCCTTATGGCCAGCGCGCGCCACATACTTGACCACGTTACCCAAACAGAAGCCAAGACCCCAAGCCTCCACAGCGTCAATGACCTCTACTCCACTCTGAGCGTGGTAGTGAGATGGATGATCAACGGCGCTGAGCTCCTCATCAGCTGTCAGGTCTACTCTACTGAGGAGGTCAGTGTGGTATAGGACGTGATCTTCTGGCTCTAAGCATGGATGCTCAGCCATTGTTGATCTGCTTTCTAAGAGCCTCAACTTGGCCCTCAAGTTTGAGGAGCTCATCATGGTAGTCATCCAATCTCCCAATGATGTCCTCCTGCTCTTGGCGCTCGAGGTCAAAGCGCTTGTTGACGAACGTCCAAAGCATATACATGAGGCCCACAGTAACAACAGCCACAAGGTTGCTGGGGTCTAAGACCTTCTCAATGAGGCTAGGTGGAAGGGCGGTAGGGTCAGCCATTAGAAGCTCCTTGAGTTGGTAGAGATGCCAACCTTTCTATCTCTGCTAGGTCGGCGCCTTGGAGTATACGCTGAGCGCTGCACAGCGTCAGCCCAATAATGGAAGATGCAATCATAACGCAGAGCGTCAAGAGGGTCCTCACGCCCATCCTTCTTAGGTTGCTCTTTAGAATCCCACGCATAGCTGAGGAGCGCCTTCCTTAAACTGTTACCTATAGCGCGCTCGCCCTTGTCCCAGACCTCCTTGGTGATGAGGTAGCGGTTGCGAGCAAAGGCGCGCTTGAGTCGTTGGACCCCATTGAGGATGTCCACCCTCACAGGGTCTGTGGTGTGTCTCAGAGTCATTCCAAGGCCACCCGCTCCCACCTCCTTTGACATCTCACGGAAGGCTGAGCGCCCTGTGTGGTCTGATCTAGCCTTGCCTGCTTTGTCAGCCACTCCACTATCAAGCCATATCCGTGGCCCAGGGGCTGAGGCTTTATCTGAGCGAGGCCACGCCACCCTAAGAATCATCTCACACAGCTGAGCTATGGTGACCTCCTGTGGGTTGATCTCATGAGCGATGATTGACGCCTCACGCTCCTCATCAAACACAATGATCAGAACGCTTGGCTTTCTGAAGCCCCAATCTATAGCCACGCGCGCGGTCATCTCCTCACGATAGGTGAAGTCATCTATCACATGACGTGAGCTGTCGAACTCTTGATAGACCAAGCCTGAGGGAGGCTTAGGCTTATTCATCACCATGGCCTCACGCTCATCCTCAGGGAGAAGCTTGGTAGCTTCAAACCACTCAGCGCTGAGGTTGTTTTGGTTTACATAGGAGGTGAAGAGGAGGGGATGGATGCCAGCTGACTCAGCCATCTGACACCACCAAGCGTCAGCCACAGGCAGGCCTACCAAGATGAGGGTGGGTGTTGGCCCTGACCTCAAGCGCCCCAAAGCCTTATGAGCTACCTCAGCGCCAAGGGTCTGACACTCATCAATGAGCGCCACGCCTGAGGTGACATTGATTCCCTCAAGGGGATTATGTGAGGCGTCCCTTGTCCCTGGTCGATAGTAGGAGCGACAGAGGACCGCTGAGCCTGTGTGGTTGTCAGTCCATTTGTGAAGGGTGTGGTTGTAGGTCCACCCTCTTGGAGCTAGCCACTTTTCGATCTCAGGCATTAGCACAGAGTTATAGCGTGGCGTGGTGTCTGTGATGAGGAGGGAGGTGGTCCCTGGTCGAATCTTAGCCACAAACCACAGGGCGAAAATCAAGGAGCTCGTCTTACCTGAGCCCCATCCACAGCGCGCCGCGATGATCTTATCCTTACGCCTGATTCCCCTGATGATCTCACGTTGGAGGTCATTGAGGATAAAGTCTTTGGATGCTTCCTCACTCATGGGAGCTCCTAGCTCTCTTCAATTAACTTAATCAGCTCGGCTTGGTTGATTCTGAGCTTTAGCTTATGCGCTCGCTTGGTGTAGCCCCTTATCACGCCAAGCTCTGCCAGCTCCCTCAGAGCACACCTGACTGTGGTCATGCCCACACCCTCCTCAAGCCAAGGCTCAATCTGACTGAGGAAAGTGGTTGGCTCATAAGGCCACTCAAGCACACAGTTGAGCACAGCCTTCTGAGCTTTGGTGAGCCCTGATGTCCTGATGAGCTCGATAAGCTGACCGCTGGTCATCTCAACCTGAGGAGGGAGAGCGGGCTGAGGAGGGGTGACAGGCTGAGGCTGGCTGACCTTCTTAGGTAAGCTCACCACGCTGAAGAAGTCATAGGGGTTGACCATGCCTGACATCGCGCGGTCGAGCTCAGCCAAGGAACTCCAGAACCCGCGCCCCATAGGAGTGTGCATCCCTCCCACGTTGCGACCCCACACCATAAAGACGCTGAAGGGCTGAGCGTGGTGGAGAGTAGTGCTTTGTGGTGGCGCTCGATAGATGCCAAGGGCTACCACCCACAGGGCGTCAGCGCTTTGAGCTGCCTGTTGGAGCTCGAGGAGGCGTGAGCCCATCCCCTCTAAGACCTGACCCATGACGTCATAGGGCTTTGAGACGTCCTCAAGCTTGACGTAGCGGGTCTTGACCTCGAGCGCCGCCACCACCTCAGCGTCACGCTTGGCTAGGATGAGGTCGCAATATTTACCAGGGTCAGGCCATTGGGGATGATGAGCCTCAAGCGGGTGAGGTGTTTCATGGAAGTTACCCCACCGCGCGCTCTCAATGATGCTGATGAGTAAGCCTTGGAACCTGTTATGAATTCTTGTCGTGGCTGTTTTCATATCCTGCTCAGTCCAAGCTGGGGCTAAGATAGGGCGGTTGATTTTAAGAGGGTGGTGTGTCATATCTGTCCTTGGCTGCTTGTAGCCTTCCCCATGTGGAGCTCCTTGAAGGTGTGGACATGCGAAGCATGGGGAAGGGTGTGAGCTTTAATTATGCCAGCTGTTTAACGTGGCGATGAATATAGTCCATAACAAATGGAATACAGGATTCATGGAACCACTCACCATGAGAGTGGAGGCCACGCGTGGTGAGGTCTAGGTGAATATCCTTTTCAAAAATTGCGGCGCCTACTATGTAGCGGTCAATGCTGAGCACTAATGGTGAGCCTGTTTGCAGCGCCACAAGTCTGCGAGACGGAACCTTGGAGCTTCCAACCTTAACCAAGTCACAGCCCTTGGCCTTGATGATATAAAGGTGATAATGACCTTTAAGCCCAACATTCACCCTGTTGGAAGCTGTAGCTTCATCTGTATGTACCTTGCGAGCACCTGAGCTATCAAACTGATGGACAGCGTTGATCTGATCTGCAAAGTCTTTATTTTCACGCTTCCACCTATATACAACTGTGTCAGATAGGCCTGCATCTTTACAGGCTTTCCTAAAGGTGTGGCCTTGGCTCAATCGCTTTAATAGAAGGCTTATTTGCTGTTGAAGGCTTAGATCATATGGCCCTGTCAGCTGTGGTTCAACCTTTAGCTTACCTGGATGATACCTAGGGGCCATTTCATTGACTAGGGCTCTGAGCTGTTCATCTTTGGCCATATGGTTGTAGAAGTTTGAGCGTGGTATCTCCAAGCGTTTTAAAGCGTATCTGATAGAGTAACCAGACTGTAGCAGCTTCAACACATCTGAGTATTTATGGCTTTCAGCTTGAGCCTGCTTCTCTCCAAAGCTGAAGAGGGGAAGCTCAGCTATCGTCTCCACTGTCATCCTTGTCCTCCATCATTACGTTAGTCTGCTCAATCATGGCGATCACCTCAGGGATGCCGTCAGCCTTCTTAGCTGTGATCTCCACTTCTTTTTTATCGCCATAGCGGTCTGGCCTCATCTTGCCTAGTAACCACATGAGCGCCTTGGTGTCATCCTTCCTCTGTATTGCTCCACGGAGCTCCACAAGCACCTGACCCTCTGCCTCATACTGAGCATCTTGAACTGCCTCAGCGAACTCCTCATGTGCATCAAGCCAGTTATAGAGTGTTCGCCTACTGAGGTGAGCACCTACACAAGCGGCCTCTTTACTGTGCCCCACCTTCAACAGGTCTAGGAAAGTCTCTGCTTTGTCTTTATTTTGAGGAGCATAAGGACCTGTCCTCGCGGGCGCGTTTGTGCCATTTGTGCTTATATCACCCGCCTCACGCGCCGCTAAACCCTTCAGATCATCTGCTGTCTTACTCATCTAGGTAGTCCCTGAGCTTTGCTCTCATTCGCCTCATCCCAGCGTGGATGGTGTTGTAATTTATACCATGCTCTCTGGCTGTGTCCCTTATCCTGAGATTAGAGTGATTCAACAGGTGATTCATGGCCACAGTCTCAAGTGGGCTCTTGGCTAGGCCCATGAGGTGAGCTTTGTCCATCTCATGAATCCACTCAGCCTCTTGGTTGCGCCTGTCGCTCCATAGTGTTGAGCGCTCATTGATGTGAGCCAAGGCGGTGGTCTGTAGGTTGCCTCTGTGCTTTGAGCCTCTGAGGTGATTGAGAGCGCGCCGCTTCATTGTGCTCATGATGGCGGCGTCAAAGTCCTTATCTAGCCTGATGAGCTGATAGCCTCGATCTAACATATAGATGCAAGTCTCAGAGTAGACCTCTTCAGCGTCCCATATCTCAAGGCTGTAGTTGCGCTCTACAAAGCTGACCAAATAGTCACGCATGGCCACTAGGCGGTCACCCATCAATCTCTGTCTTTCAGTCTCATCCATCAAGTTAGTCCTCTCCACTAGGGAGCTCCATCAATTCAGGGCCATGAGCTCCCATCAGGTGACCAGGTGGCTGGCCCTTGGTTGCTTATGGCGTTGCGCTCGCTCGATTGCTTAGAGCTAACAAACTGCCAAGTGTCGACCACCACGTCAACGTCTAGCTGTTTAACGCCATTCTTTTCCCATGTGTTGGTCTTGAGCTTGCCTGTGATGGCGAGCGTGTCACCCTTCTTCACATGGTTGAGGATAGCCTCAGCTGTGCGCCTGAAGGCCACACAATTGAACCATTGGGTGTCCTTTTCCCCGCCCTTCTTCCGTGAGTCCACAGCCAAGCTAAACTTAGCTATTCCACCATCAGCGCCCCGCGCCTCTGGGTCCCTGCCAACGTTGCCAATCAAAATGATATGGTTCATAGTCTCTCCATCAATGGGGTTAGTGAGGAGCAGAGAGGAGGCAATATGGCCACCCTCAAGCCCTCGGTCCCTTAACACTTGAGAGGCATACATGATGGAGAATCATAAATCAATAGGTGGAGGTGGCGTGACATTGGTTGACGTGATGGGCGATCCCCTGAGCGTGGTCAATGCGGCGCGCGTGAGCCTTGGCAAGCGCTCAGAGGAGATGGATGAGAAGGATTGGAAGCTTGTCCATTATCTGTGGATTCATGAGCACACCTCACCCTTTCGCCATGTTCAATTTCAGTTCCATATCAGAGCCCCAATCTTTGTGCTCAGGCAGTGGATGAAGCACCAGGTGGGTTGTGCATGGAATGAGATCAGCGGGCGGTATGTGCGATTTGATCATGAGGCATGGGAGCCTCAGGAGTGGAGAGAGGGCGCTGAGCACATCAAGCAAGGGAGCGCGGGGCCAATGGCTGAAGATGACGCCCTTAGAGCTGGGATGATTTATGACAGGGCGATTGAGGCGAGCTTCAAGGCTTATGAGGAGCTCCTCAAGGCGGGCGTGGCTAAAGAGCAAGCGCGCGCTGTGCTTCCCCTCAGCCTCATGTCAGAGTGTTATTGGACCTGCTCACTCCATGCCCTCATCCACTTCCTCAAGCTCAGGCTTGCCCCTCACTCACAGTCAGAGATAAGGGATTATGCTTATGCGGTCAGGGAGCTCATCATGGAGGTGGATGGGATGAGCCGCCTCATGTGCTACTGTGTTTAACCCCACCCATCATCCACGCCAGCGCGCCTATCATGGCCTACCATCTTCACAGGCTTCCCGAAGATGGCGCCAAGGCGTGACCTTACAGCGCTGTTATTGTCGCACAGGTCTTTAGTGATGACTCTAGGAGTGAGGTTGCTAGTACAGACCACAGCGAGGCTCTTAGCTGCCCACCTGTCATAGATAGCGCCAATCATCTCTCTAGTCTGTGACTTATACCAATCTGACCAACGTCCACCGCCTCCAAGCCCTCCAAGCTCATCAAGACAGAGGAGGTCAACACGCTCAAGTATCTGATGAAGGTTGAGCCCCTCAGCCTTCCAAGATGCCCTGAGGTCGGTGAACCAACCCTCATGAGTTAAGAAGAGAGCGCGCTTGCCTTGAAACACAGCGTGTTTGGCTAGGATGTGGAGGATGGTTGACTTGCCATTCCCAGGAGCTCCCCACAACATGACCGCTGGCTTGTCGATGGGGTCTGTGTTGCCGTGTATCCAATCGAGCACAGCGCCCACCCGCTCCTTTTGCTCAGGGCTGTCCCACTCATAGCCTGTGATGGTGTGCTGGTGAGCCACATAGGGGAGCTTGGCCTCCTCGAGGCGCTCAAGACGCTTCCGAAGCGGGTGACAGATTGGGCAACGCTTAGCGGTGGGCGCTGTCTCCCCATCTCGCTCAGTATAGACCCACCCATCATGAGCTGTGCATTGGTCACAGTAGGGAAGGGGATTTGTTGAGAGGTAACCTGAGGAGCTCACCCACTCTGAGGGAGGGAAGTTCTCAGCGTTAAGGCCGTTGTAGTTCACCATGCGTTGCTGTCTCCATTCGTCGCGCCGCTCATCCATGCTTGGTCAGCTTCTAGTATCTTCCTCTGTTGATCAACAGTCACCTTGTAGCTGGTAGGTGGTTTTGGTTTTGAGGGTGTGTCACCTGTGGCCTCACCTCCATAGTAGACTGTGACCCAATCAATGACTGAGCGTGGAGCCACCTTAGCCTCCATCATCTCCTTGAATAGCTTGTCTCCATCTTGGCGGTTCCACAGACAGAGGCGCACGTCATGACGTCCATA